ACGGAGAACCGAGGATGCCCAGTCAGCGTTGAGTGTCACTCTCACTACGTCCTTTGTTGCCTCGCTGTACGGGTCAACCACGAAGCGGGTGTCGCCGAACTGCTGGAGTGGCAGATAACCGAAGTTTCCGAAGCCGATGTAAGTCTTTCCAGGACTGTTGATGTAGTTCGTGCAGAATACTGGGAGGCCTGCGATTTTGCCGTTCTCTACGATGAAGCGTCCGCTTCCTGCGTCTACAGGAGTGGTCTCAAGCACTGACTTGGTGTACTCGTCCATCACGAATGCGAGGTTCTCTGCGGCGATACCCTTGGCGAGGACGCAGCCCTTCAATGCCATAACCTCTGTGAAGGTAGGGATGGAAGAAGCGATGGTGATGTGCTTGGCTGCCTTCATAACGGTCACGTCACTCAGAACCTGTGCAGCTGTGTAAGATGTCTCGCCGGCGATAGCCTTGAATGGAGATTCAAAGCCGTAGTTGCTGTTCTGGTCAGTGGTGAAAAGCACCTTGTTGAGAAGACGTGCCACTGACTTAGGGATCTGGTTAAGCACAACCTGATAAGCGACGCCCTCAGTCTGTGTGATGGTCTGGGCAGTCAGCTTGATTGTGATGCCGACACGCTTCGGTACAGGGGTAACTGCGGTGAAGTCGATGTCGCTGTCGTTGAGTGCAACGTTCTCCGATGCGATGGCTGCCTCAACTGCGTTGCTGACAACTGGCCATACGTATGAGCCTGCGAGACCGGTGAGGATTGGAAGTCCAACCTTGTCGTAGATCAGGCCTTCCTCAAGCGGCTCGATGAGCTGGTTGAGGGTAAGCGGGATGATTGCGCTCACGTCTGTGGTCACGATGCTCTCACGCTTCAGCACCTGCTTGTCTGCAATCTTGCTTGCAAGCACGTTTCTGAGGTAGTTGTCAAACTCGATTTCACGGCTTGAAATCTTCACTTTGCCGTTCTGGTCTGCGCTGGAGATGCGGAGGCACAATGCCTGTTTCTCTCTCTCCAATGCCTCAACCTCCACCTTCTCGCTGTCGTTCAATGAACGCTTCTCAGCTTCGAGGGCATCGGCAATCTCACGGAGGCGGATTTCAATCTCGTCCTTCCGGTGTAAGTACTGCTGTACTCCGATGATTTTGTCCATAAGATGAAAATTATTTGTTAAGTTAATATCTCGTATTGATGATGCGCGTGAGCGTCTTGTAGTCTTCCTGCCACAGTTCCTCACGCTCTTCTATATCTTCGTCCGTTTCTTGGTTTTCGGGTGCTTTTTCGGGCTCGTTCTGGGCCTCTGAAGGCTCGTCCTGTGCGTTCTCATGCTCGCTGGTTGGTTCTGTTGCCTCCTCTGCCACCTCATCAGTCACAACGTTGTCTGCGGCTTCTGCAGGCTCTTCTGCCTCACGCTCCGCCTGCTCGAAGTATTCCTCTACCTCCCTTGCGCTCACGCTGGTCTGCTGGTAGGCTGGGTCACTGCCGATCGTGCACTCGAAAATACGGTCAATCTGATTCACAAGTCTGATGACCTCATCCTGCTCCCTCGTGTAGGTCACATGCTTCGGATCACTCCAGTAAGTGAATGAGCATCCGCTAAGGTCACCACGGCGCACCAGCTCGAGTGCCATGTTGCCGTCCGCTGTGTCGGGTGCCTCAAACGAGAATTTAAGCCCCCGGCTGTCAAGTCCGAGCGTTAATGTGCCCCTGCCCTTGTTGCTTCGGGCAATAAGCCTCTCTCGGTTGTGAAAGAGAGTCATTTTGATGTCCTCTTTGTGCAGCTGGTCTTCGCTGATTGCGTCCGGGGCTATCACCTCCCTTGCGAATCCCTCGTCCCACAACGGCACAGACTTCTCGCCGAACACCAGGGCATAGCCCTCGATTGTACGGCTGCCTTTTTCCTCACGGAGTTTTAGTTCCGAAGGAAAGCATCTTGTTTCTCGCTTTATCATAATTTCACTATTTTTTTGGTTGGTTCCAAACTTCGACACTCTGGAATGTCACTTATTGGATACCCATTTGTTGCTGATTCCTTGATTCGGCGCATTTCAATATGAAAGCTTCGATTTTCGGTGCTGCGTTCTCTGCCGCCTGTCTCGCTGCCGACAGTGAAGGACTCTTAAAGAAGTGACGCCCTGCAAGCGGGCTTGGTCGCCCATCTGGATTTCGGCCCACGTCGAGGATTCGGAGCACAAATGCCCTGTCACGCCCCCAGTACGAATCGATCTGCTTCGTCCGTTCGCTTATCGGTCTTACGACCTTCCGCACCCTGGAGTCAACGGCCACATGCTTCTCTGCCTTCGACTTCGAGTTAAGGATGGTGACGGTGGCACCAAGCACGCCATGCTTCGGTTTCCACACGTAAGCCTTCACAGCGTCACGAGCATGACGGGGGTCGCCGTTCTTGAAGGTCAGGGCAGACTGGACTTCCTTCTTCACCTTCTTCCACTCGCTCAGGAGGACTTTTCGCAGGCCCTTCCGCTCAAGGCTGTCCAGCTGAAGGTTCTCAACCATCTGCTCTGCCTGGCTGATGTCTACGGTGAAAATAACATTGTCATCCATTGCTTCTCTCAGTTGTGCCACCCATGTCCAGTCGTGTGGCGGTTATGTTTATTTCGTAATGCTGTTTGTCGCGGTTGATGCTGTCTATGTGGTAGAGTTTCCCGTCCCACACGATTCTGCACCGCTCAGTCACCACGTCGTTCCAGTTCATCATGATGCTGATGGCGTTCGTCATCATCACGTCACCGGAGAGGATGGCACGGGCACCGCGCACATACCGCACGTTTGCCCAGTACTGCTTCGTGGCCGCCCAGGTAACAACCTGCTCGCCGTTGGCAGTCCTGGTTATTGCAGGTATCTGCACCGTTATACGTTCGTTAAGGTCACCGCTGTTAATCATCGTCTTCGTCTGGTCTGTCAGATAATTTCACATAGGGGTGAATCAAAAACTCGTAGCCGTACTGCACAGTGTTGATTGCTTGTGTCGCCGTAAGGCCTTTGTTGCGGAACAGATGCTCCGCAAGCATAAGCATCGCCATGATCACTGGATTCGGCATTGAGCCTCCGCCCATCTTCTGCAGTTCCTCAGCTGTGCGCCTGGTCTCAAGTATCACCATCGTCTCAGCCGTAGCACCGCAGTCCGTCAGCTCGCTCTGAGTGGTCTGGTCTGCGTCGCTCTCAAGCCTGCACTGCCTGAGAAGCTGTTCCATCGTCAAGTATTGCAGTGTCATTGTTCACCTCCTTCCTCATTGGCAGTGCCTGGTTCTTCATTCTCTGCTCCCAGCTGTGCCACCTGTACGCTCACATACGTCTTGTCGCCTCCCTCTACTGGTGGCATGTCGTTCTCCTTCCGCAGGTCGTTCACGGTTGCCACACCGGTCTCAAGCCGTCCCTTGTTATACTGAACTTTGCTTGCAGGATCAAGCGAGTTGAGCGCACTCAAATCAAACTGGAATTTGCAGTTCTTGTATGTGGTCTGCGAAAGTAGTTTTGCGTTGAATTCACGCTCAATATCCGTCAGTATCGGCTGGAGGGTCTGCGTGTAGAATGCGAGGTTAGCCTGCTGTTGCGTGTTGTAGTTGCTCGATGTGTCAGCATAGAGCAGGGCGAGAGGCACGTTGAAAAATCTTGCTATGTCAGCGTCGATGTGTTTTCTCGTCTCTAAGAACTGCATGTCGGTGCTGGCCATGGAGTATGGGGTCAGTTTTCCGTCACCCCTCATCACAAGGATGTCATACTTGCCAAGCTGCTCTTGCAGGTCCATGCCAAGCTTCTGCAATTCCTTGTCGTTATATTTCCCGCTCACACCTCTCTGCACTGTGTCGTTCTGCAAGATCGCCTTAAACCTTCCACCTGTGGCGAATCGGTTCAACGTCTCCTCGTCACCGGTTGCTGCCACCGACAACACCCTCTTCGCGAGTGAGGTGATGGAAATGCCGTCATGGCCACCGTCAAGCGAGATGTTCTTGAAGCAAAGCAAATCGCCCTCCGTCAGTGTCTGGTTAATGCCGTTGATGGTGTCAGCGATGGTGTATGTGTGATTGTAGATGTCATGTGTCACGCTCCCGGTGGAGCAGAGGATAAGTTCGCTGATGGAGTAGTCATATCCCCGCTTTACGTAGATATATGCGTTTCCGTAAAGCAGTCGTTGCAGTACCAGGTTCTTCATGAACTGGAAGGAGTTCATGCTCTGGTTAGGCGCACACGACAGCAGATAGTTCAGACGGCCTCCCTCAGGGGTGTCGTCTATCACGTAGCAGTCCTTCCTCTTGTTGAACCGCTTGCGTTGCAGTGTCAGCGATGCCACACCGCTTGAAATGAGGTCAACGCAACGGTGGACGGCTGCAATCTGCATCGCCTGGAGGCAGTTGAACACCATCTGCTTCGACGAGCCCGAGTAGTTGGCACCGGTCGCCTCGCGTTCCTCTGCTTTTGGTGGCACCGCTTCCGCCTGCTCCCTCTTCTCAGCTGCCATCTCAGACATGCTGACCGGCTGGGGAAACTCTGTGCCGAATAATTCAGACCAAAATCCCATAATAAATCTTTTATATCTCCACCGTTTCCGTGTTATTGGCTACCTTTAAGGATTTTACAGCATCCGTTAGCCCTCGTAGTTGTTCCAAAGCCAGAAGGTCTCAAGCGTTCCGATGACTGCGTCTATTTTAAGGTTCGCCTTCGATTTTACAGGCTTTTTGTTCTCCATCTTGTCAGTGTCCAGATAGGCATTCCCGAAGCAGTAAGGAAAAATCGGGTTGCGTGAAAACCGCACCCTTGACGGACGGTCAAACACCGCCATTTCAAATGTCTCGACGGGGCTTGTGAACTGCCCGTATGTCTGAGGCACTGCCTTCAGTATTCTGTCGGGCTTGCAGTAGTAGCTGATGGCAGCACGCAACGAATTCACTATCTCGTCACTCTTATACGAGTCATAGCCGATCTGCAGCACACGCACGTTCTCCTCAATTCTCTTCAGAATGTCGTTCACAATCATCTCACCGCTGATGATGTCGCCCTCGCAGACCTTCATCCAGCCTTGCTCCACCCATTTCTTATACAACCGGCTGTTCGGGTGGCTCTCCAGTGTGCCTTCGGGAATGTAGCAGTCCATGTCCACGTAGAACCGCTTTTCATCCTCGTTGTAACCATTCCATACCACCACCGAAAAGTCATCCTTGACGGATAGGTCTATGCCGACCATGCACTCCATGTCTCCATTCTCCCAGTCAACGGAAAAGTCCGTCTGCAGTTCTTCAATGACCTTCGACGGCATCCATTCCTGGACGGATGCATTCACGAACACATTGAGCATTTTTGTCTTGAATTCCAGCATCGTCTCCGGATCTCGTTTCGCCTTCGTCCACATCTCCGCATAGTAGTTGTCCTGCACCGTTATGCCGATATGCGGATTGCATTTTCGCCATACACTCTCCATGCCCATGTGTTCCTCATCCATCTCCCAGTAATCCGGCATGAAGAGAGAGGCGAACTCGCTGTCATCCCTCACACCGTCGCCCGATGCCTCGCTGAGAAGTATCTGTTTCGCCTGTTCCAGTTCCGTTTCGAAAGGTCCCTCCGACACCCTCGATGCCGTCGTTATTATCACCGTCATTGGCTCCCGTCTCGTTCCCATCGATGAGCGCAGCACCTGCAGAAGCTCTGCTCCGTCAGAGTGCCCTTTCACATATCTTGCCGCCGCATACTCGTCGAATATCACAAGACTCGCCGCAAGGCCGTCTTTCGTCCCTGAGCCGCCTGTAAGACATTCGACGTAGCTTTCCTTGCCGAAAGGGTTGTCAAGCCATCTGAGCGTCTCTCTGGTGGCTTTAAAGTAAACTTTCTTAGGGTCGAGCTGCTTCGTAATCTTCGTGATTTCCTTAAAGCATATCTGCGCCTGACTGTATGCGTTGGCGGCACAGAATATCTGGGCATTCGCATCACCGAACAGCAGCTCATTCACCGCCAGCGATGCCGTTGATGTTGTCTTGCTGAATTTCCTCGGCACAAACAATATGGCATTCCTCACAAGCCTCGTCCCGTCATCCTTATAAAATCCAAGCATGGAAGCGAACTGAAAATACTGCACCGGTGTCAACTTATACTGTTGCCTTCCCTTCAGTCCCGAAAATTTGAGACTCTCGTAGAGCTTCACGAATTTCTTAATCCTCTTCGTCCTGAACTCGTACTCGTTCATCAGCCGCAGGAACTTCGCCACAGCAAGCAGCTCAAAAAGGTTGTGTGCGTCAGGATCACCTATCACCCCGCCCACATATCCCTGCAGCCGTCTGTCAATAGCAGACAGATGCAGCGGTTGCAGATTCACCGCCTGCAGTTCACCCGCCACCTTCGCCTTGAATTCCTTCGTCTTCCACTCGTCAGCCATCACTAATCATCGTTTTCGTTATCTTCCATCAGCGATGCCAGCACATTGCCGGTCTCGCCCGCAGTCTTCAGTCCCTGTCTGCTGTCCTGGTTCACACCCAGCGCACGGAGCGCAGTCTGGTATGTCTTGATGTAATTCAGGAATAGTGTATCATTTGGGTTGATGTCCTTCTTCTCGCCATACTGGTTCTTCACCGACACGATGTGTGTGTAGCCAAGCTGGAGCATCTCTTCCTTCATCGCGTCAATGATGTCGCTCAGGGTTACGACAATTTCCAGTTGTGGCTCCAACTCCTCGCTATACCGGTTGGCACGCTTCAGTGAATTGCGCCACCTCGCCAATTTGTCCTCATTCTTTGCCATATCCGTTTTTTGTTAAAGTTCGGTCATTTCCGTTTGTTTTTCGTCATTTCCGTAAAAAAATTACGGTTGTTTACTTTAGTTTTCTGCACGTTTCAATGCCGTTTCCACTGCATTTTCTGCGCAATTTTCAGCCGGCACCAGGTATTTTCATGCATCCCCACCACCGGGGCATAGGCCTCAAAAAATCATGCATATATCTCTAAAA